ATCATCACTTTTCAAAGACATTTACGAAAACACACAATTTAACAGAAAACAACTTGATGTATTGACAAAAGAACTTGTTCAATTTATCAAAGATGGAGATACTGCTGTACAGATAGTACCGATGATAAAAGAGTATCTTGAAATTAATGTTAAAAACGATGACCAACTTGTTAAGATGGCTGGTATTGTTCAAAGACTTATTTCTGCTGAAGGTAAGGCTGGTTCTGAAGATGAGTTTGGTTTATCTGAAGAAGAGAAAAATCAATTAATGTCTGGTATAGAAACTACAATAAAAGACATACAAGAAGAGTCTGATAAAATACATAATAGAATAGAGAGTTCAAGTAAGGTAAATTGATGAAACCCATACCAAGTAAAAATAAAAAAATAGGGTATACCATACCAAGTAATAATCTTGATGTACCAATAAATAAAAAAATGAGTAGACTTTCCACTCCAGATCAAATAGGTTCATATATTAAAAAAATTGTAAACTCTAGTGAAAAAGAAAATTATGAGACTGATGTTTTAGAGGTTAAAAGTGTTATACGAAATCAGCCAGGTGTGAGATTAGGAGTTAGAGGTATATTATTAAATGGACAATCCGATCCAGGTCTTGTTATACCAGAGAATATCAATTCAACTGCAGTTCCATTAGTAGGCGAGCATGTAGTTGTTGTAGAACGAGAAGGTATATCATATTTTACTAACATAGTAAATAGAAAAAATTCTATGAATGAAAATTCTATTCCTGGTGTAGTTGGAGATTACGACCAAACTACTCAATATGGAAAAGCCTTTTTAAGAACAGAAGTTAAACCAATAAAAATGCAAGAGTCTTCTATATTACGTGAAGGTAGATTTGGTGAGGCTATACATTTCGATGGTAGTAATAATGAACCTACAATAAAAATATCTACACAAAATAAATCAACAACAGAAGAACCATATAGAGAAGAAAATCCAGATGATAGAAATACTTCTTCAATATATCTTACATCTGAAGGTGATGATGAAGGAAAAAAAGTGTTAATTCAATCTAATGGTATATTTATTACTGGAAGACAAGAAGTAAAAATTAATGCACCTAATCTAAGTGTGAATGAAAATGAAACTAAATTGGGTAGTAGAGATGCTACACATCCAGTAGTATTGGGAGATGAATTAAAAAAATATTTAGAAGGGTTAGAGAATTTGATAGAATTATTAGCAGCTGCTCTTGGAACAATAACACCTACAACACCAGGTGCTACTGCTTTGGGTACGTACAAGGGAAGCTCTGGTGTAACTAAAGGTCAATTAGCTGCGATAAAATTATTAAGTAACAAAGTAAAAACAGTATAGGAGTTATCATGACTAAAAAACAGTTGGTAAAAATAATCCAAGAAGTTGTTCGTAGAGAAATAAAAAAAGAAATAAATGAGATATTTATAAGAGAACAAAAAACTTCAGAACCACAATTAGCTGACGTTATACAACAGGAAGTTTCAGAACCAATAGAACAAGTAAAGTATACAAACAATAAATCTTTAAATGATGTTCTGAATGAAACTGTTGCTCTTAGTAAAAAACAAAGTAGTGAGTATCCAACATTAGGCGGTGGAACTTTTGATACATCTAAGATGTCCGAATTAATGGGATATGGTAAAACAGAGGATGTAAAACGTGATATGGTAGCAGTAGACACTATAAAGAAAGCTGGTAAATCAGTTAATCAAGTTCCTGAACACGTAACCAGTGCTTTGACACGAGATTATGGTGATTTAATGAAAGCTTTAAATAAGAAAAAACAAGGAGGACTTGGATAATGCCAAGAAGTGCCAGAGAAATAGATTTAGATCCAAGAACTTTCGTTGGTTTATCATTTCCTTTGAGGGCTGATACTAACAATAGTTTTGCTATGACTAAAAATTCAATTGAACAATCTAGGCACAATCTTAGAAATTTGTTATTAACATATCCTGGTGAACGTGTACACAATCTTGAATTTGGATGTAAGTTACGAGAAGTTTGTTTTGAACAACAAGATGAAAATTTACCAATAAAGATTGAAAATACTATTTCAGAAGCTGTAACTAAATTTTTACCATATATTAGTATATTGGATATAGCTACACAGAGTGATATAAATCAGTCAGAAAAAGTATATGTTACTATAAAATTTTCAACAACACTAGATCCACAAATAAATCAGTCGTTAACACTTGATGCTACTGAAGCTACTGAAGTAGATAGTGCTGGTGCTAGTGACACCGGCAGAGGAGGACCTTAATGTCACGTACAAGTATACAAAAGGACACAGTAAAATCAGTTAATTATCTTAATAAAGACTTTAATGATTTTAAAGGTAATTTAATTGAATTTGCTAAACAATATTTTCCAAATACTTACAATGACTTCAATGAAGCATCACCTGGTATGTTGTTTATTGAAATGGCAGCTTATGTCGGTGATGTGTTATCTTATTATATAGATGCACAATTTAGAGAATCACTTTTAGCTTATGCCGAAGAAAAGAAAAATGTTTATAATATAGCTCAGTCATTTGGATACAAACCAAAGACAACATCTGCAGCTGAGGTTGTTTTGGATGTATTTCAAACTGTACCAGCTTTGAATGGTTTACCAGATTATAGATATGCTTTAACAGTTGAGGGTGGTACTCAAATTAATGCTAATTCTAATAACACAACTTTTAGAACACTAGAAGATTGTAATTTTAAATTTTCTAGTTCCTATGATAAAAGAGATGTTACTATATTTGAAACAGATAGTGGTGAACCAACTAAGTTTTTACTAAGGAAAAAAATAAAAGCAAAGAGTGGTGAGATAATAACAGAATATTTTGACTTTGGTTCTGCAGAAAAATACTCACAAATACGATTAGGTAATCCTGATGTTATAGAAATTTTATCTTGTACAGATAGTGATGGTAATAAATGGTATGAAGTAGATTCTTTAGCAAGAGATACTATATATGAAGAAATGGAGAATAATTCCGCTAACGATCCTTCATCCATTGGAGATAGAGAAGTAGCGGCTTACATATTAAAATTGAAAAGAGTTTCTAGAAGATTTACAACTTATATAAATGATAAAGATGAAACCGTTTTAAGGTTTGGAGCTGGTATATCAGATAATCCTGATGAAGAGATTATCCCAAATCCTACAAATGTTGGTTCAAATTTACCAGGTAGTCCAACATATTTAACAACTGCTTTCGATCCTTCTAATTTTTTAAAGACAAGTACATTTGGAATGGCACCAGCCAACACAACTTTAACTATAGAATATTCTTATGGTGGTGGTGTAGACGATAATGTAAATACAGGAGATGTTAGTAGATTAGGTCCTATAAGTTTTAATATTAGTGAGAATGGATTATCTACAAGTTTAGTACAAGAATCAAAAGATTCTGTTTCATTTACTAATCCAAAGCCAGCTACAGGTGGTTCTTCTGGTGAAACTGTTAGAGAGGTGAGAGAAAATGCATTATCTTATTTTCAATCTCAACAAAGAGCAGTTACTAAAAACGATTATATTGTAAGGGCATATTCTTTACCGCCAAAATATGGTACAGTTGCTAAAGTTCATATGTCACAAGATGAACAACTTAGTAAAATTGGTATGATGGAGACATTAGAAAGAGAAATAACTGATGCTGATGTTGGAACTAGTTTAAAAGATTTACAAGTTAATAATATACCAAATCCATTAGCAATGAATATGTATACTCTTGGATTTGATGGTAATAAAAAATTAGCACCATTAACACAAACTGGTAAACAAAATTTAAAAACTTATTTATCACAATATAGGTTAGTGACTGATGCAATAAACATTAAAGATGCTTACATAATTAACATAGGTGTTAGTTTTTCAATTCTAACAAAAAATGGATTTAATAAACAAGAAGTATTATTAAGATGTGTATCTGCAGTTCAAGATTTCTTTAATATTGATAGATGGCAAATAGGACAACCGATAGTTCTTGCCGATTTAGTTTATGAAATATCTTTAGTTGATGGTGTAGCTACTGTAGTTAATCCTACAGAAAATAATAGTAATAATTTACCAATTGTTATTGAAAACAAATATCAAGTATCACAGGGGTATTCTGGAAACTTCTTTGATATTAATACAGCTTTACGCGGTGGTATTTTATATCCAGCACTAGACCCAAGTATATTTGAAATTAAATACCCTAACACAGATATTAAAGGAAAAGTATTGGGTGATAACTTAGGGGTTAGGGAGTAGATAAATGCATTATTTTACATTCGCAGAAAAAGATACAACTTTATATCAAGGTACAGGTAGTTTAAATGCTGGATTGGATGAAGTATTAGAAATACAAAAATTAGTTAGTGACTCTGGTGATGTGGTTAATGCATCTCGTATTTTAATAAAATTTGATTTAAGTTATTTATCCGGATCTCTTGTAAATGGTACTATATCTAAAAGTGCAAAATATTATTTAAATTTATTTGACGCTAAGTCATCTAATTTAAATATATCACAAAGTTTATATGCATATCCAGTTAGTCAATCTTGGGATATGGGACAAGGAAATTCATATGATAATCCAATTACAACTGTAGGTTGTAGTTGGAATTTTAGAGATAATGCTACTAAAGGAACTCTATGGGGAGAGGCTAGCTCGTCTGGAGGAAGCTGGGTTAGTGGAAGTGGATATGAAGCTTCCCAATCATTTGATCATAAGACTATAGATATAAGAATGGATGTTACAGATATAGTTAGAAAATGGATGTCTGGATCTATTGACAATCATGGATTTATAGTTAAAAGAAAAGGACATTTAGGAAATTTAGATACTACAAGTGATGAAGGTAACACTTCTCATTTTGGTAACCTTTCTTTCTTTTCATCAGATACACATACAAAATATCCACCAACATTAGAAACAGTTTGGGATGATTCTAAATGGTCAGTTGGTTCGTTATCACCATTAACTCAAACTAAC